CTTCTTTTTTTTCTAATTCAGTTAGTATTTCTTTCTTAGCGTCTTCCTTTGTTGCTACATAAATCTCATCGTAGCTTTTAGGGGTTCTTCCTTCTTTTGCCCACGGGGTTTTAGCATCGCTTTCTTCTTTACTCTTTCCTGTTATCTTTTCAGCAAAACTTTCTGTAACCTTAGCTGTTATGTCTTCTGCTAGTTTTGAGGTGTCTGGGAGTGCTTCCTTAACTTCTTTTATAACTTCTTCAACAATTGGCTGTGTATCAATCTCAACGTCCTGTGGAGTGTTTTGATTTTCTTCCTTTATTGCTGGAGTTTTATTAGTATCATCTACCATTAAGTTTATTATAACATTATTGTCAAATTATCTCTTCTTAGGGATAACTCTAATTTTTTTCTTCCCTCCTCCGCCTATCCTTTTAGCCTCGACAACTTTATTTTTCTTAAAAGCAAGCCTAATTTTCTTGCCTGTTTTTGTAGTTTTAACCCTGAATCTAGCTCCTGGAATCGGCATTATATTCCACCCTGAAGCTGTTGCGGTGTTTCTTGCTCTTGTCCTTGTTGCATACCAACTGGCTGTTGTGATAGTTCATTAGCCATGCCTTGCGTATCTAGTTTTTTTACAAACTTCTGCATATAAAGCTCTGGAGAAGACATAAATGTTAATAATTTTTCTGTTCTTCCAAGCGGATCTGAGGCGTCTGTATCAATAAAGAATGATAAAGGATCGGTTAGTTGCATCTTTGCTCGTTCAAATGCCTCTCTCTTGCGTTCTAGCTTATCAACGCCAGAAGCAGAAACCATAACCTCCATGCCGTCTTCAATCGAGTCTCTGCTTATTTTAGAAAATGTTACCTCTCCGTCTTTCCCTAATAATTTTCTCATGTGAGCTTTTGTATAAAATAGCTTTATAAACTGCATTGCCCACTTTGCCATCCATTCAGCAGCTGGATTTATTGTATCTTCAACAAGATCATCAATCTTGCCAAAATCAGACTCACGCATTATCTGTCTTCCTGTTGCTGTTTCTTGTGTTCCTGGCTGTCTTTCTCCCCTTGTTGTTGAGTGTACTCCCATTTTAGAAAAAACTTTATTTCTTTCAAGTTCTTGCTCTTGATATAGTTGGGCTGGAGCAGGTGTTCCTGGAATAAATGTATGAACAAGTCTGATATCACCATTTACAATTAAATCTTCATTTGGATTATCCATGTCCATATTTTCAACGTCGTCTTTTGTTAATCCACTATCTGTTGAAAAAACATGCTTCCCTTTGGCTCGATCATTCATTTCAGTAATCTGTCTTCCTCTTTTATTAACATTGTCCTGCATATAAACAACCTGCTCTATTCTTGAAGTAATATCCATTGGGTGTTCTCCCCATTGTTCATAGCCCATAAAATAATATGGTTTCTTCGGGTCTCTAAAGTGATTAAAATAATACATTTCTGAGTTTATTGTGTCGTCTTCACCAAAAATCATTGTTCTTAAATCGTCTTCTGATAGTTGTTTCTTTTTGCCAAGCTCATATCTGAACAAGCGTCTTTTGCCTTGCCAGTCCCAATATGGATTCCTCATTTTTGCAAGAATAAGGTTTTTATACTTCCAAACAACCCCCTCTATTCTTTCCCATTTCTTTTCCCCTGTGTCTTTATCTGTTACTGAATTCCACCAAGTAAACCAAACCTCCCATATTTTAATTTTACTCGCCATTTTTGCTTCGCTATTTTCGTCTCCTTTGTTAAATCCATTAGTAACATCAACCGCTAAAACATTAAGAAGTTTTTCTGCCCTTTTTGGGAATCTCATCGTTGCTTCTTTAATTGATATCTCTGTAGCTTCTGCGATAAAGTCCATATCATCTGGATTGTTAGTTGTTGCAGTATGATCTATTATTATATTGTCTGGGTGAACTACTTTAAATCGATAATCTCCATCGTCTCCTTTTTGAGGATCCCAAACAGCCTTTAATACTCCCTGAAAATATACAGGCAGGTGTTTAAACGACAACCCCAAACATTTTCTGTTTTCTCTTTTGCGGATGTCGCTATTTATTACGCTAGTAATATCTTCGGCTATTTTTTTACTCTCATCTGTATCATTGCCTGGTTTAACAATTAAATCAGGAAGCCTTGATAAAGCGATTGGCTTAATTGTCCCCTCTCCCTCATAAATAAGGTTATCAATATATCTAGCAGAATAGTTTTTTAGTCCCGCGGGAAGCTGATTACCAGATAAATATTTTCTATTTCTTTCTCTTCTCTCATAAAGATTAAGCTCTTTTTTATAAAAGGATTTTGAATCTTCTATCCTTTTTTCTATAACCCGAATTAACACATCGTCTTTTAATTCTATTTTAAGCGGATCTGCCTCTACAGTAATTGTGTCTGGTTGTCTTTGATTTTTTTCAGAAGTAGTGTCGTCTTGGCCAAATATATACATATTAGTTAATAAAAACCCCCACATCGCGTGGGGTTATTCCTCCTCCAATTAACTTATTTTAACACAATTTTTAATCTTTAACAATCGAGTGTATATAAAACTTCTGCCCGCATTTTTTGTTTCTACATTGTAAAATAATCGGTAGTTTTGCTGGAGATCCTCCTGGTATTATTGAAACAACATCTCCCGCATACTGAAATAACGGACACCTGCAAGTTGGGCAATGAAACATTTTAGGCAATATTTGTTTACGAGTGTTTTGGAGCCAAACAGAGGTGTAAATTGTTTCAAGATAAACTTCTTTTTGATATTTTTTAATTGTTTTTATGTTGCCCTCCAGTCTATAGTTTTTCTGGTAGCCTTCTCAAAATACCTTAAATCTAAAGAAAGGTGTCTACCTTTTTTATCCACTCGAACAGGGGGCAATGGTTTAAACGTTCTATTGATATTATATCCCTTTGCTCCAAAACTTCCAAGCCTACCAATAAATTTAATTGCTTTTAGGCCATAACTACAGGAGTCAGCTGAATGATCCTCGCTATTTGTATCAATCTCTTCTTTTCTGTGTTTATCATAAACAAGAAGAGGAAGAGTCCTAATAAGGTTTATACACCTCTCAGTTATAATCCAATAAGGCAAACCATCGGGAGCAATAGACAGCCAATTTTTAATTATAGGCACTTGAGAATCCCTTTTATTATTTCCTCTCTCCATATTTACCCACAGCTTATTATTGTTTAACTTGTTCCATTTTTTAATCATCGCTTTGCCAATAGATAAAGAACCATCTGTATTTGTATTTAACATCGCAGGATCAACAATACACTTAACAAATTTTCTTTGTTGAGCATATTTATATATTTCTTCTGCCCATTCGTCGGGAGTTTTTTCTACTCCATACCATTCTTGATAGGTTATAACTCTGTTAAAAACTTCTCCTGTTTTGTGTTCTTTCATTCTAATAACAGCACTAGCATAACAGGCGAACGGAGCAGTATATCCCCAATCTATCCACAAATAATGTGGATAACTACTAGCAGGCTTTAATTGCTTAATAACGTGTTTGTTTCTTCTAAATTCATTAAACACTTGTCCAGCAAATACGTCCCAATCTCCAAACCTCCAAGCACGATATAATTCTTCATTGGTGTCTTTTAAAGCGTCTATTCTTTTAACATATTTTGGATCAGAAACCATTAAGGTAGGATTATCATCAATGGTTGCTTTTATAAAAATTCTACTCTCCCCGCTTATTTTATCTTTAAATGGTGTCTCAGGGGGAGAAGGATCAACAAAACGAGCTTTTACCCAACTATGCCCTGTGTTTCCAGGGTTGGTAGTTAAAAACACTTGTGGTTCTAACCCTGCCACCGTTGATCTACAAGAACCTAAAAGCCTTAGATAGCTTTCTTCATTGGGTATTTGCGTCAACTCCTCTATTAACATTCTCTGATATTCATGCCCCTGATATTTTGTATATGCCTGATCGTCTTTTAAGTGTCCCGTCCTAAAGATAGCCCCACTCGGCCATCTAAACTCAGGAGGATTACCAGCCTTAACTGCGCCCATTTTTGAATATATTTGATTAGCCCTATCAGACCAATCGCGAAGATCATCTGCATTTTTACGAATAACTAAAGCTCTTAGTTTTGGATTATCTGCATCATATAATAACCAGTTTATCCCAGTATCTGTTTTACCGCCACCCCTAGCCCCCCCGAAAAGAATTTCAAACTCTGGTCGTTCAAGAGCTTGTTTTTGTTTTGGATGAGGCGACCAAATTATTTCTATTATTTTTTCCATTTAGCCTCTTTGGCAGGCTTGTTACGTAAAGTTTACGATTGTCGATATTAACCTGAACTCCGCTTCCGTCTTTTAACCCATGATTTGCCTTTAATAAAAATATAGCCATACTGGCATTTACTTCCTTTCCACCATACAGCCCATCATCCATTAGCTGAGACTTCTGCATATCGTCTACTTTTTTCAATGCACCGAATAATTTAGGATATAAAAGCCTATCTTTTTTATCTCTAGAATTTTCCCAATTATTTAAAGTATCTGCGTCTACTCCAAGCAATCTTGCAATATCAACCCTCTTTGGCAGTTTAGTTTGCTCTCTGCCAACCGTTTCTAAATAAGCGTTAATTATATCAACCATTTCAGGTTTATACTTTGTAGGTCTTCCCACTTTACGCTCTGTTATTGTGTTTGATTTCTTTTGTACCATCCTTTTAAGTCTCTTAGTTGGTATTTGCTTTTTTTAACTTCTTCTCTAGTTACTGCCCCCTCTTTAATCATTGCTTCAACTCTGTCTGGATATGCTTCAACAAACTCTCTGTTTATCTTCCCTTCCCTATACGGCTGGATTGCTCCTTTGAAGTTTTTTACACGATCTTCTTTTATTCTATCTGGGACCCATTCCCGCCTAGTTGGATTAAATATCTCTGGGTGTTCCTTTCTGTAGTCTTTGCTCTTTTTTTTGCACTCTTTGCATTTTAATACACCAAGTGTCTTATGTATCTCTGCCTCGTGCTTCAAACAAAAAGGACACATAACTTTTCCATTTTTTATAAGTCTTTTATCTGGTTTACCCCAAGAGTAGGTCATTCTATTACGCCGTCAAATGCCTTTAAATTACTTAATGTTTCTTCCATCGCCTTTTCTGCTTGTTCTTCTAGAGTTCCCCTCTTTCTTAATTTTTCTGCTGATGGTCTCTTAACTACGCCTAGTTTTTGTTTTTTCTTTAGTGCTTTTTTAACAACTTCTATGTCTTGGGTGGAAAGAGTATATCTCCCCAAGAAGAAAAATATCAAAGCAATTAGTAAAAAATCTATCATTGTTTACCTCCTGTTAATCTTAAATAACAATCAAAACATATTTTTACGATCTCTTTATTGCCAACCTTTTTACTACATTTTTGGCAATAACTATATGTTTTTTTTCTATCCTTGTCTGTTTTTTTATATTTCCGCCTGATCATGTATTATTTGCAACGCCTCTTCTGGGCTAGTTGCAACCCCTGAAATTCCGTTATATTCTTTAATTCTTTTGAGGTGTTCCCACTGAGCGAAGGTAACTTTGTCTTTTCTTTTTGGAGTTTTGATTTCTATGCCTATATGTTTTCCTGTTGCCTTATGTATCCCCGAAATATCTGGAGTACCACGAACACCAACTTTAATCATCCGTTTTTTGCCTCTTTTATCGTACATTGGGATATTGCCAGCGTTTGTTCTCCACACCCAACAACCATGCCAGTTTAAATGCTGTATTATAGCGGATTGTATTTGTTTTTCACTTGCTTTTATGTTTGTCATGTGCTTGTAGTAGCATTATAACACACGCTACAACAGCCCCGCCAAGACTAGCCCCGACTAAAAACATGAAGATCATTAGCATTCCACAGTAGGTCATTTTAAATACTCCTTAATTTTTTTTAATTCATTTTTTAAGAATTTTATCTGCTCCTCATTTAAACAATAGGTATTTACTCCTCTCTCATTTATCTCCATTGGGGCTTTGATTAAGTTTAGAAAATTAACTACTTTTATATAATCTTCTGAGGGCTTTCCTATAGCCCTACATATTTGATAACCGCCTCTATATTGTTTCATCTTCCCACCTTTCTTTCATTGTTTGTAAAATATTATCCAAAGGCAACCCCTCTTCTCTTAATCTTTGTACCTCATCAACATTATATTTATAATGATTTCTTTCCATCTTTTCAACAAATAATCCTCCTAAATCATACCCGCACCTGCTAATTATAGACAGGCAAAAAATAAATACATCTACTGCTTCAAGAGCCACGTCTTTACATGAGGCGTTCCCCTCAATGGCTTCGTGTAGCTCGTCCACTTCTTCTAACATTCTATTAAATCTATCTAATTTATCTCTTTCATCTATTCCCATTTTACCCTCCCACCATTGTTGAATAGCTTGGGCTTCGTTTAGGTTGATCATTTATTAAACTAACTTTTTAAATCTTTTTAACATAAATTCTCTAAATAGTTGCTTTAAATCAAACCAGAATAGTCCGTGTTTAATTGATTGTATGATGTTCATTTATTCTCCTTTTTTAAGGCTAAAATATAGCCTAATAAATAATTAAGTATAGTTTTAGATTGTTTTTTCATTTCCACTCCTTTGGTTGGTATTTTAATAAGAAGGGGCAGTATTTAGCTACAGCCCAGCCATGCTTCTCCCAGTTAAAGAGGTTTTTGTCAAAGTGTTGTGGGCAGTATTTAGCTACAGCCCAGCTAAAATCTTCCCAGTTAAATAGATCTTTGTCAAAGTGCTGTGGGCAATATTCTACCACCGCCCAGCCATCTTCCTCCCAGTTAAACTTGTCTTTGTCAAAGTGTTGTGGGCAGTATTCTGCTACATACCCGCTATACTCCTCCCAGTTAAACAAGTCTTTGTCAAAGTGTTGATGGCAGTGTTGTGCTACCGCCCAGCTATGCTCCTCCCAGTTGAAGAGGTTTTTGTCAAAAAACTGGGGATACTTACACATAATTATGTTAGGCTCTTCTTTACTAAAGTCCGCTGTTTCTAGGTATTCTTTAGCGTCTTCTAGGTAGTTTGGTTGTTCAATAGGGGCGTATTTAACCACGTCTGTTG